AAGATAAGGTAAGAAGAACAGTAGATTTAAATTATTATAGAAAATACGATACAGCAACATTAACAGTAAATAACCCGTATTTACCTTTACCTGGAGATTGGGAAGCTACTAGATTTGTTCAAATAATAGATAGTAATGATGACAGAACTTTCTTGATACAAAAAGATATTTCCTTTATGAATGAATACGCAGTAGATAATACATCTGCTGGTGCCGCAACGCCTAAATATTATGCAATGTGGGACCAAGATACACATTATCTAGCGCCAACCCCGAATGCTGCATTAACTGTGCAGCTCGCATACACGTATAAGCCTCCTGGTTTAACAAGTTCAAATACATCAACTTGGTTAAGTCAGAATGCACCAAAC